CATATCATTAGTTACTTTATCTGGATCAAGCTCCATAGATTTAGCAATCTCTCTAATTATATATGGAAACTTAGCAAAAGGTTGTAATGCAGGATTACTTGCCACTTGTAGGAACTGCATAAGTCTTTGACTTCGTACTTCATTAGCCATTAAACTTTCTGTACCTCTAGCTTTTACTTCTAAGTCACCTTTTATTTCTGGTGAATAATCAAACTGCATATTAAATCTAAAGAAAGCTTCACCTATTGGTTTTAATAAATAATCATCTGTATTTTTAATTACAGTTTTAATTGAACCAGATGCAGCATTCATCAACATACTAATACCACTTGCAGTTCTACCTACACCTGATACACCTGTTTGTCCATGTGCAAAAGATGGGAATCCTGTAGATTCATCTGCAAGCACTCTTGCTTTATCAAACAGTTGCATATTTTCTGCTGATACATTTGGAAACTTAGTTCCAAAGATACCCTGTCCTGGAGCACCTCCTTGTCTTCTAAATACTTTTCCTGGATATACAGATAAGTCTTGTCCAGGTACAAGGTTAGTCTCATCTACTTCAAAGATAAGATTGCCAGATAAGACCGCATTATCGACCGCCATACGCATAAAACCATTCATCAAAGTTTGTGTATCGTCCATGTTTTCTGCGATACCGATCCCGAATAAAGAGTAGGGGTTTAGTTCGTAGGGTACAGCATAATACGGAATCTTTGCAGGTTTGAATGGGTTAAGTACTAGTCTAATTATTTTATTGTTACATACCCATACATTAGCCTGTAGCTCATCTAAACCATCAAGTTCTTTTGGAATATCAACATCATTTTCTTCAAGCATAGATCTTTCTACCATGCCCCAGAACTCTAGTACTTCAAATCGTTGTACTCCTTTATCAACTTGATAGTCATTTAAATCATCTTCCCAGTATTTTTTATAATAAGACTCACCTAAACTTACAACTTCATCTATTACATTATCTCTAAAGAATGGTCTTTTCTTTAATGCTCTCATTTGAGAACGACTTAACTTATGTCTTTCTACTACATATTCAGCCTCATCCATATTATCAGCATCTGGATCTGGATAAAAATTCCAAACACTTACATGAGATGTAGATGGCACTGTTTTAATTACAGGGCTATATTCACCATCATCTTTCCAATTAGGATATTCTTTATCAATTGCAAATGGCCCTTTCATAATACCTGTACCAAAAAGTGCCATTTCAAATGCTGTAGATCGTAGTTGCTTTGATGCATTGCTTTCATCAAGCTGATCCATAATTTTCTTTTCCATATTTTTAGCTGCTATCATAGCAGGGCTAAAAGTAAAGGCACTTGCTGTAGCACCTACCCCTTCTCTTAAATTTTTTATTGGTTCTAGCATATCTTCTAAAGGACCAAGTTTTTCTCGTAATGTATAGATAGTTGCACCTGGTGGTAATTTTTTACCATCTCCTGCATATCCATACATACCTTGCATAGATCGAGGTATTGGAGCCATCTTAGCAGGTGTATCTTCTTGCGGTGCTTTAGGATCAAAATGAACATCAGATGCTACACCTTCTGGTAACACTGATGGTTCTATACTAATTGGAAATCTGTTGTTAGAAAATAGTACATCAGTTATTTGACTATATGCAGCAAGAACTTTTGTTTTAGTTACTTTAACAAATACTCTACTTTTTTCTGTTTCAGTAAACTGTACATCAGGTCCATAGATGCCTCTATAGTTTCTATAAGACCTTAACCATCGTTCTTCATCTATTCTTCTAGAATCTTCTGCTCGAACAAACTGCTCCATAACAAAAGCAACCATAGAATTTTCTATAGCTTCTTGTTCTATTCCATCTCTATCTTCTAATGATACTTGATCATCTATATATTCATCTGACATATTTAATATCCCATAACTTTATCTGAGGGTGTAAAGCTAGATGTCTTTGCTGTATTGGGATCATAATCCCATAGACTTGATCTAGGCCTACTCATCACTCCGTATCTCAAAGCATCATATAAGTGATCCTCTGATTTTGTATCTATATCCTCTGGATTTCTTTTATCCAAAGGTATTACTGGTAATTGTGCAATTAAATTTGTACAGTTACTAGTTATAACTAATCTTGGCTCTTCTGTAAACTCATCTACTTGTAGTCTACTATGTATCTCATTTTTACCTGCTACACGACTACCTGCACTTCTATCAGCAGGTCGCCATCTACATCCTTCTCGTATCATAGTCTCTGCAAGAGATGGTCCTGTATCTCCCCTTTTATGCCAACATGATGAATCAAGGATACCACAACGTATTGTTCCATCATCTTCCTCTGCTTCTAAAATCATATGAGCTAAATCTTTAGCTAATACTTTACTAACATATAACTCTCTATAAACTATTAGTTGTTCTGATGGTGTCACGGTAAACCATACAACAGCAGAAAAACTTCCGTACCCATAATCACATGCTCTAAACTTTACCCAGTTTTTTGGTACTTCTATTGGGTCTATAACATGTATAGTTCTATCAAACTCTGGAAATGCTGCACCTTCTGCTACATCCCAGTTCCCTTCAAGCAACTGTCTTCGTTGATTTTCTGGTAAAGACAAAAGCATTGTTTCATAATCACCCTGATCTGCAAGAAATGGATTATCTTGTAATGATGCAGGTATAAATCTTCTCTTAAATAGTGGTTCACCTTCTTTGCTATGCCCTTTAGGGTAAGTTAAAGGTTCACCTGTCTCTATATTTGTAGCCCAAAATGCTTGTCCTGCAGGTGCAGGATCAATAAACATCTTTTTTACCCACGAATGTCCTGGGCCACCTGGGTTTGTTGTTGCTCTAGCATAAATAGGCAAGTCTTTTGCAGTACTTCGTAGTCGGGATCTCATATAATCCCATGCAAAAGGTGTTGCCCACTGTGTTAATTCATCAAAACCTACCCAACTAAATGCTAAACCTTGATATCTCAATACATCTTCGTCCCTATCTAGATAGGAAAACCATAATCTAGCCCCATTTGGTGCTACCCATTGCATTTTTCTTTCTGACCACTTAATGCCTGGGTATATCTGGGGGTACATTTCCTGACTTTTCCAGATAAGTTCTCTTAATTCCTCTGTAGTATGTCGCAATAGCAACCCACTAAACTGTGGATGCCCCATATATCGTAGTGGATCTGCTAACATAGCATACGATTTACCACCACCTGCTGCACCACCGTATAAAACTTCTCTTTCACCTGCTGCAAGGAACTTAGTTTGAGGCCCTGCATTAGGTTTAAAGATTACATTCTGTTCACTTAAGTCTATTTCTTCTTTAACAGACTTTTCTAGCACCTTCGGCTTGGGCTTCGAGATTCTTTTCTTGCCTGTAGCCTTTGGTTTTCTCGTACTTTTCCGCAAGTTTGAGGGCTTTTTCGAGCCTTCTGGCCCACTGCCTAAATATTTGAGCTTTGCGGTTGTTTCGTCCTTCATCTTTTACTCGTTTCAATAGTCCCATATGCGTAATAGACCTCCCTGTAACATTAGTTAGCCAAGCAGCTACCTTCCTAGAGGAATACTGCTTAAGATATTGTTTTGCCTTTTCCAAAGCTTGTAGCTCTTCTGGAATAGGATCAAAGACAGATCTATCTTCGTCATTTATTTTATACCCAAAAGGGGCAACTTTAGAGTTCTTAAGGTTAGGAATAGGCAAAAACTCTTGTGTATCGTAAGCTTCTTTTGGTTGTGGTAATATCCATAAACCAATCTGCGGTAGTTTGTCTCGCATTATCAACTCTCCTCATTATCATCTCGATCTTTAGGGGGGAGTATCATTAAACCATTTGAAGCTTCTACTTGCAACTTTTCAGTTTTAGCTAATCCTACTCTATCTAACAAATCTTTTGCTGCCACCAATTTATCTCTTAATCCTAACTGAGTAGGATCTACCATGCCGTCTACTAACGACATGGCAGCCACTGGTGCATTTCTAGCCATATACAACTGAGTTATCTCTACAATCTCTTCTTTCAAAGATTTTACAATCTCTGTAGTAGAATTGTTTTCTGAATAACCTGCTAACTTCTTAGCTTCAACAACATTACCTCCTGCCTGATCAAATAGAACATCAAGAAACTTTTGTTGTTTTTCTGTTAGTTGTCTAGCCATCATGTTACCTTTCTATAACTTCTTACTTTTTTGGCGATGAGTTTGGGTTGAGCCACAAATTGCTTACCCATTTTCCTGCCTTGCCGTTTAGCTCTAGAAGTTGCTCGATACTCTGCATCTGAAAGTGCAGAAATTGCTTTGCTTGGGAGATACCTTTCTCCTGTAGCTCCTGGGCCTTGTGTACTATGTTTTCCACTTTTTGTCCTCCATTTTTGTTTAGTCCATGCTCTTAGACTTCGTTGTGATGGTTTAAGTGCCATAATTAAGCTCTCTTTCTTTGTTGAGTTATTTTTTTCATAGAATTAATATACTTTCTATACTCTATAGCAGAACTGTTTTTACCTGCAGCTTTAGCTCGTTGTTCCATAGCTATTGCTGCCTGTATTTTATGTGCATGTGATCTGCCACTTTTCTTAATTATTAGCACACTTCTCTTTGCATCTGCTTGTGTAGCAAATTTTAGTCCCTGTATCGTTCCCTTTGGATCTTCATCTGTATATAAATCAGAATGTTTTTTAGACTTTGCAGGTTGTCCTTTTTTTCTTTTTATTCTTGGGTTTTTATTTATTGCCATTAACCTCTGTATCCTCCTCCTGCTTTTTTGTAAGCTGCTGCAACCATCTGGGCTTTTCTCGCAGACCATTGTCCAGGTGCTCCACCTTTTCCACCTGCCTTAATGCGGTTGAAGATACGTTTGCGTAATGCAGGTTTGGTGTAATTACCTGCAGCATTTACAGTACTCTTCTTTCTGCCTATTGTACCGCCAGTAGTTTTTCTTCGCATTAATCATCTCCCATACTCATTATCCAGTACATAAGTCCTACAGAACCTACAATAAATAAAAATAAAATTAAATCTAGCATATCACCTCACAGG